ATGAACATCGGACGGCAGGTCTTGAGCGACATGGGGTTGATGCACTGATGGCACAGCCGAGCTTCGACGCCTTCTTCTGGGCCATCTCCACACAGGAGTCCGGCGGCAACTACGGCGCCGTGGGCCCGTCCGTCCAGGGCGGGCACCATGCGTACGGCAAGTACCAGGTGATGGACTACAACATCCCTGGATGGACGAAGAAGTACGTGGGCCACTCGATGACCACGGACCAGTTCCTGGCCGACGCTTCGGCCCAGGAGAAGGTGGCGAGAGGCGTCCTTCAGGGCTACTACAACCGCTACGGCGCCCAGGGTGCCGCTGCCATGTGGTACTCGGGCCAGTCCAACCCGAACAAAACTTTCGGCAACCCGCCGGTCTACAAGTACGTCAACTCCGTCATGGGCCACGCCGCGGGCTACTCGGGCCAGAGCGCCACCTACGCAACCACGGGGACGGCGGCAGTGACACCCAAGCTCGACATGGACGAGCTGGCTGAGAAGTTCGGCCTCACCGCCGCCTTCGTGAAGTCCGACAAGAGTCTGAGCGACCTCTTCAGGCGTGCCGTGGCCGGCGACTGGGGCAGTTCTCAGCAGGGCATGCTGCGCTTCAACGCGGAGCTGAAGCAGACGAAGTGGTGGAAGTCGCAGTCCAGCACGCTGCGGAAGTACATCACGCTCAAGTTCACTGACCCGGCCACAGCCAAGCAGAACTGGTCCAACGGGCAGTACAAGGTCAACGCCCTGGCGGTGAGCGTAGGACTCGGGAACCAGATCACCAAGGGCAAGTCCTCGGCGTTGCTCAAGGACGCCATCTACAAGTCCCTGGCGCTGGGCTGGAGCGATGCCCGGATCAAGGACTGGATGGGGGCCAAGGCCACCACGCACGGCGGCGTGATGTGGGGCGAGGCAGGCCAGGCCTTCGACAAGATGCACGAGCTGGCGTACCTCAACGGCATGAAGTACAGCGGCGACTGGTACAAGAAGAACGCCGTCTCCATCGTGTCCGGGAAAAGCACTCAGGAGACCGTGGAGGCCCAGATCCGCAAGGCCGCTGCGGCCCGGTACAGCGCCTTCGCGGCGCAGATCAGCGCCGGGCAGAACGCCATGGACTTGGCCGCGCCGTACATCAAGTCCGCGGCCACGCTCCTGGAACTGCCGGACACGGATGTGGACCTCTTCAACCCCCACATCGCCAAGGCGATGTCCGCGAAGCCCGCCAAGGGCGCCGAGGGCGGTAGCCAGATGCCGCTGTGGCAGTTCGAGAACGAGGTCAGGGACGACCCGTTGTGGAGGAAGACCAACAACGCGAGGGAAAGCATGATGACGGTCGCCCGGCAGGTGGCCAAGGACTTCGGATTGGCGTACTGAGATGACGAGCCCCGTAGAGCAGAGCGTCCCCGACGACTTCCAGGACACCCTGGACCTGCCCGAGCCGGGCGCCACGGATGACGCCGCGATCAGCAAGGCCCAGCAGGCCCTGGCGGCCGAGAAGGCCCGCGGGCACGCGCGCACGACAAACATCAACAACGCCCACTACCGGGCTGCGATCATCGCGAAGAAGCTTCAGATCAAGGGTCTCGCGCCCGACAGGAAGAAAGCTCTCCAGGCGCAGGCGGCCAAGGAGGCCGCCTACATCAAGGTGCAGTCGACGCTGCGCAGCCATTCGATCTCGTCTCAGGCCGGGCTCCAGAACCGGGTCTACGAGGTCTCGGGCCAGTACGACAAGTTGCTCCAGGGCGACAACAGGGACGCGTACCTGGCGCTGAAGTCACTCTTCGGCCAGTACGGCCTGGGCTCGCTCGCGGGGAAAATCTACGATTTCGTGAAGCAGGGCTACGGGGCGGACACGATCGGGTTGTTGCTCCAGGACACCAAGGAGTACAAGACGAGGTTCGCGGCCAACGAGGCCCGCGCGAAGGCGGGCCTGCCGGTCCTGAACCCGGCTGACTACCTGTCGACGGAGTCGGCTTACCGGCAGATCCTGTCCAGCGCAGGACTCCCGAAGGGCTTCTACGACAACCCTGCGGACTTCCAGAACTGGATAGCGGGCGACGTGTCGCCGACGGAGATCAAAGACAGGGTCGACTTGGCCACAGCTGCCACCGGGCAGGCCAACCCGCAGTACAAGCAGGCCCTGTACCAGATGTACGGGATCAACGAGTCTGACCTGACGGCGTACTTCCTGGACCGCAAGACCGCGGAGCCGATCCTCAAGAAGCAGGCGGCGGCCGGCGCCATCGGCGCGGCAGCTCTGCGCCGCGGGTTCACCGCGGACCGCCTGAATCTGGAGGGGTACGCCACCGTCGGCATCACGGCCGACCAGGCGGAGCAGGCGTACAGCCAGATCGCTGACGGCTTCGAAGGAATGCTGGGCATCGCGGGCCGGTACGGCACCACATGGAACCAGCAGCAGGCGGAGCAGGAAGTCTTCACGCCCGGGGCTGCGGCCTCCGTAGGAGCCGAGAGCGCCGCCGAGAAGGGCAAGCGGCTCCGCTCCCAGGAGCGGGCGCAGTTCGCCGGAGGCCAGGGATCCAGTGTCCAGGGCCTCAACGCCGGATACTCCCAGACATAGTTACGTCGTCTGTCCTTGATGAGACAACACCTCATCGAGGAGGAATCATGGAGTGCAAGTTCTGCGGCATGCCGCTGGAACGCGTGACAGATCCCGTCTGGTACCAGCGGGACCCGTTCTGTGGCGACGACTGCGTAACTGCGCACCGCGCATACCTGGCGCTCAAGGGCGCCGCGCGGAATGCGGGGCGTAGACGGGACCACTCCCTGTGCGGAGTGGTCCCGTGCAGCCATTGCGCGTGACCAAAGCCCCCGACTCCGGTCGGGGGCTTTGTGCTGCCCTGGTAACGGTGATAGCGCTTTTCTGCTAGCAGGCCTACATTCCCCGCCCGACGGATCGGCCGGCCCCGTCCTGTGACAAGGCCGGCAGCGGAGCGCGAAGCCCTTCCCCGAGGGCAGAGCAGGCCGCGCAAGGACAACGGGAGTGCGCAGTGAGCGAGTACGGCTTCGGATACGACCCTTCCGACGAGACGTCGGACCTGGGCGAGACGAACGACCAGACCCAGCAGGGGCCCAAGTGGTTCCGCGAAGGACTGGCCAAGCTCTCGGGACAGGTGAACGAGCTTCAGGCGGAGAACGCCGCCCTCAAGAAGGCTCAGGTTCGTGGCGAGCTGGAGACCACGCTCAAGGCGAAGGGCTACGCCCCGCAGGCCGCAGGCCTGTTCACGGGTACGCCCGATCAGTTGGACGGATGGCTGACCGCCAATGGCGGCGCTCTGGCGAGGCTCCCCGAGGGGGAGCAGGCGCAGGGCGAGGAGGCCCCTTCAGGGCCCCCGGCTTCAACCGTTCCGGCTGACGGTCAGGCAGCGATGCAGCGCATGCAGGAGCAGGGCACGCAGGGCGTGGCTCCTCCACTGGGCACGGACAACGAGCTTGCTGCGGCCCTCAAGGCCGCACAGACGCCGGAAGCCTTCGCCCAGATCATGCAGTCGCACGGCAACCAGTTCGACTGGGGCGCCTGACCTCTCCCCGTCCCTACGGCACCCCGGAAGGGGTGAGAGGCCACCATGGCTAACGCATATACGGACACAACTGCGTGGAGTAACGCAGTTCAGACGGCATATGACAAAACGTTTGAATTCGCCCTCCGCAGCCAGCCCATGTTCCGGGCTGTCGCCGACAAGCGCCCGGTCAACCAGACCGGCCCGGGTGGATCCATCGTCCTGGAGCGCTTCCAGGACCTGGCCGTGGCCAGCACGGCGCTGACGGAGACCACCGACCCCGACTCGGTCGCGCTCGGCAACCCGACCACGGTCACGATCACGCTGAACGAGTACGGCAACCCGGTGCTGCGCACCCGGAAGCTCTTCCTGTACTCGCTCACCGACGTGGACCCGGCCATCGCCAACATCGTGGCGTACAACGCCGCGGACTCCGTGGACACCGTCGTGCAGACCGAGCTTCGCTCGGGCACGAACGTGATCCAGCGCAAGGCCGGTGTGGTCTCCTACGTGACCACGGGCACCGTGTCCCTGCCGGTCGCCACGACCATGGCCACCACGGATGTCTTCAACAGCGCCATCGCCCGCCTCGCTCCGGTGAAGCTGCGCACCAACAAGGCTGTCCCGAGGAAGTCGGGCCTGTACTGGTGCGGTATCCACCCCGAGGTCTCCCACGACCTCCGCGCGGAGACCGGCGCCGCTGCGTGGCGCGACCCGCACAACTACTCGGCTGCGGGCAACATCTGGGCCGGTGAGATCGGCGCCTACGAGGGTGCCTACTACATCGAGAGCCCGCGTTGTTACAACGCGGTCGACGCCGGTGCCGGTGACAACACCGTGCGCCGCTTCCGGACCTACTACGCGGGCCAGCAGGCCCTGGCTGAGGCCGTGGCGGACGAGTTCCACATGGTCGCGGGTCCGATCGTGGACAAGCTCGCCAGGTTCCGTCCGCTCGGTTGGTACGGTGTAGCAGGTTGGAAGATCTACAGGAATGAGGCGCTGATCCGCGCCGAGACCACTTCCAGCATCGACTTCAGCTGACCGTGGCCACGTGGACGTTCCGGACCCCGTCAGTGGATGAGGGTCCGGCGTCCTGGGAAGACCCCCTGTTCTACCGGGTCAAGCTGGCTCGGGCGATCACGGTCCTGGAAGGACCGCCCGGCACCTACCAGGCGGTCCGCTTCCCCACCCAGGACGAGATCAGCGCGTCAGCGCCAGGGGTGTATATGGGCGGCCACGAATACGTGGTCGATGACGCCACCAGAACGGCCCTCATTGCGGCCGGGGTCGGCGTGACCAGCGCGAACTTCACTCTCATCTCGTAGGAGTCGGCCATGGGCAGCGACGACACGTACGGCAAGGTCTGCCCGGAGGGCGACGCCGGCAACACGACGATCATCAATCAGGACGAGTGCCTGATCCTCGACGCGACCACGCAGGGCCTCGCGGTACGCGCTGAGGGCATGCAGGAGCCGGGGCGTCACTGATGTGCCGCAGCGGCTGCAAGACCCGGGACCACGCCACGTGGGGCGACTGCCTGCGTGACGCGGGCGTGCGTACGTACCTGGCCAGCCCCAGCAAGGGACTGGACGGCACCGCACAGAAGAAGTGGGACCAGGAGCTGGACCTGTACCGCACTGCGCGCAAGCAGGGCATCCAGCCTGAGGGGACCAAGACCAACCAGATCGAGGCCGCCATGAGGGCCTCCGACGCCGTGGGCGCCGCGTACGGACGCGACTTCAACCAGGCCAGCGCCATGCCTGCGGAGGACTGATGACGACCTTCGCCCAGCTCGTCTCGCGCGTGCGCCAGCAGCTCCTGGGCTTCTCCATGTCCCAGGAGAGCGTCTCGGAGCTGTTCGTGGCCATGAACGCGGGAGACACGTCCTTCACGTGCGACCCGGCCACCGTGACCAACCTGTCCCGGGGCCTGGTCGAGATCGACGATGAGCTGATCCTGGCGAAGAGCTACGACGCCACGAGCGGCGTCGTCACCGTCATGGGCCTGACCCACGGCCGCGGCTACGAGGGCACCACGGCCGCCACGCACACCGTGAACAGCCTGGTAACGGCCGCTCCGGCCTTTCCCCGGTCTCGGGTGAAGGAGGCCATCAACGACACGATCCGGGGCATCTACCCGCACCTGGTGACCTTCGGCGAGACCGAGATAACCAAGCTCGCCCCGGTCGTGGAGTACGGCCTCCCCGCGGAGGCCGCTGACGTCTGGTACGTCACGGCCCAGCTGATCGGGCCGTCCAAGGTGGCCCAGCCCATGCAGAACTGGCGCTACAACCCGAAGGCCCGCAGCGCCAACTTCCCCACGGGGAAGTCCATCCAGATCTTCGATGCCGTCACACCGGGCCAGGCCGTCAAGGTCGTGTACTCCAAGCCGCCGGGGACCTTGTCCGCGGACGCCGACGACTTCGCGGCCACGACCGGCTTCGCGGACCGCATCACGGACCTGGTGGTCTACGGGACGTGCAAGCGGCTCCTGCCGGGCCTGGAGGCCGCACGCCTCCAGCAGCAGGCCGTGGAGGCCTCTGAGAGGGCGCCGCTGGTCCCTCCGGCGTCGGCCTCTAAGGCCGCCAGCTTGTACGCCTCGCTGTACGCGGAGCGCCTGGAAGAGGAGCGCGCACTCATGTTCAGCGACGTCCCCAACTACGCAATGTTCCAGGGGAGCTGACATGGCGAACGCGTACTTCTACAGCAACAACGCCGTCCAGACGACCCTGAGCGGCAGCATCTCCTCGGGCTCGACGACCGTCACCGTGGGAGCCGTCACCGGCTTCCCGGTCAGCTTCCCGTATGTCATCGCCCTGGACTTCGGGGCGGCCACGGAAGAGCTGGTCACGGTCACCGCGGCTGCGGGTCTGAACCTGACCATCGCCCGCGGCTTCGGCGGGACCTCCGCCCAGAGCCACTCTCTGGGCGCTGCCGTGCGCCACGTGTACAACGCGATCGACGCCACCGACTTCCGTACGCACGAGGCCGCCACGGCCTCCGTGCATGGCGTCACGGGCGCCCTGGTGGGCGCCACCCAGTCGCAGACCCTGACGAACAAGACCCTGACGTCCCCGACCATCAACGCGGGTGTCCTCTCGGGCACGTTCACGGGCTCTCCCACCTTCTCCGGCACGGTCACGTCCTCCGGGACGCTGACCAGCTCGGGCGCCACGCTGTCGGGGTCGTGGGCAGGCAGCCCGACCTTCACGGGCAGCCCGGCGTTCTCTGGCGTCGTCCAGCTCAATACGGCAACCTCGCTGGTCCAGGCAACCAAGACCAACACGACCCAGCAGGTCCTGGCCGCCCTGGTGGGCGGCGACACCTTCGACCGGTACCGGCTCTATCCGGACGGTACGCAGGAGTACGGGTCCGGCGCGGCAGCGCGCGACCTGACGGTGACGCGCTCAAGCGCGAAGGTCTTCGGCGTCACGGGAACCGTGCTGGCCCAGCCCACCGATACGGCCCTGGACGGCCTGTCGGTGAACCTGCCGACATCCACGGCAGGCGACCTGACGAACCTCAAGGTGAACGCCGTCGTCCAGGCAGCGATGGGCAACGACGGCGCCTACCGCGTCTACCAGAACAACACGCCGACGACCTTCACCCCCGTGGTCACCGGCGGTGGCACGGTCACCTGGACCACCCGCACCGGGTGGTGGTTCCGCATCGGCAAGATGATCTATGTGTCGATGCATCTCGTGGTCAACGCCGCAGGGTCGGGCGCGGCCAACTTCCAGGTGGATGCGCCGACGGCCACGGTCAGCGGCGCGACGGACCAGATCCTGCTGACGCATTTCCAGTCGGGTACCACCCGCGTCGGCTACACGGACCACTTCATGGGCGGTACCGCCGCTACGTTCGACCGCATCCGCGTCCAGGACGGCGGAGCCGCGGACACGGTCACCAACCTGGTTGGTTCCCAGCTCACCGCGGGCGCCATCCTCGTAATCCAGGGCTGGTACCGGGAGGCGTAATGGCTGGCATCGTCGATCGGTTCTCGTTCCCGTTCTCCGGGCGTGCGGCAGCCGCCTCCAGCTCCTACGCGCTGGAGGGCGTGCAGTACCACTACGCCCTGGGGGGCATGCCCTGGCTGTCCGCGATCACGGACGAGCGCAAGATGACCCGGGCCGGCGCGCAGATGCGCAAGGACCAGTTCGACAATCAGAGGGAACCAGGAGAGCAGAGCCTGGCCAACTGGTGGCTGCGCTCGCAGGCGACCTTCATTGGCGGAGAGGGGATCCTCTACCAGGATCCCGACCTGGTGCAGGTCGCGAACCTCCAGAACAAGCACGCCATCATGTACGGCCACTCCGTAGGCCTGAACCCGTGGGTCAACGGCAAGCTGACGCTGCTGCGCAAGACGACACAGCGCATTGCGGATGCCTCCGGGAACAACCACTACGTGGTGGGCTGGAACGACGGGGTGAATCGCTTCTGGTCCGCGGTCGGTACGACCCTGAAGAGCGACGACGGCACGACCACCACCCCCGTGACGTGGGGTGGTGCCAACACCATCAGGGCCCTGGCGAGCGACGGCACCAACTACTACGCCGCGGACAACGTCCAGGTGTACAAGGGGACCGGCTCAGGAGCCGGGGCCGCCTGGTCGGCCACCGGCACCACGAACGTGTGCCTGGGCTGGGCCAAGGGCCGCATCATGCTGGGCCTGGACCACAAGGTCTACGAGGTCTCCAGCGCCGGGGTGCAGACGCTGCGCTTCACGCACCTGAACTCCGCCTGGACCTGGACGGCGTTTGCCGAGGGCACCAACGCCATCTACGCGGCCGGCAACGCCGGCTCCCAGGGCGCCATCTACAAGTTCGTTCTGGACACCGCGGGCAACGTGCCCACACTCGCCTCCGGCGGCATCCAGACGGCCCAGCTGCCGCTGGGCGAAGTCGTGCAGAGCCTGACGACATACCTGGGCAGCTTCGTCGGCATCGGCACCAGCCGGGGCTTCCGCGTCGGAGCGATCGACTCCAACGGAGACATTCAGTACGGGCCTCTGCTCATCGCCAACACCAACGGCGTGAAGGCCGTCGGCGCCTATGACCGCTTCTTCTTCGTCGCCGCCACGAACGGCATCGACGGGAACTCCGGGCTGTACCGCGTGGACCTGGGCCAGCCGGTCCAGGACACCAGCTCAGCGGCCGGCGGACGCTTCGCGTACGCCACAGACCTCCAGGCGCTCGTCACGGGACAGGTCACGGGAGTGACCAACTTCGGGAACTCGGACCGTATGGTCTTCGCCGTGGTGGGCCAGGGGGCCTACCTGGAGCACGCCACGGACCTGGAGGCCTCCGGCTACCTGACCACGGGCCGGGTGCGCTACAGCACCCTGGAGCCGAAGATATTCAAGTTCGTGAGCGTGAAGACCCCGACAGCCCTGATGGGTTCGGTGGGTGTCTCCGTCATCGACCCCGGCGGAGCCGAGACCTCGATCATCACCGCCTCCCAGGGTGGCAGCACGGTGATTGAGGACGTCGTCCTGGCCGCTCCGGCCGCGGCGGCGGAGTGGATCCAGGTGAAGCTCAGCCTCGCGCGCTCGGGTACGGACACCACGCAGGGCGGAGAGGTCAACGGCTGGCAGCTCAAGGCCATGCCGGGCAGTGCCCGCCAGCGCGTCTTCACGGTGCCCTTCTCCTGCTTCGACAAGGAGAAGACCGGCTCTGGGCAGTTCGTGGGCTACGAAGGCCACACAGCGGCCCGGCTCGCCGCTTTTGAGCAGATGTTCACCCGGGGTGACGCGGTCGCCTATCAGGATCTGATGCTCGACTCCTCCGTCCTGGTCGTCATCGACGACTACCGCTTCGAGCAGTCGTCACCCCCCGGGGCCAACCGCTCCATCTACGGCGGAGTGCTGTGGGTGGAGCTGCGCACCATCGCCGATGTGATCACGAGTTGAGGTAAGACGTGGACTACGAACTGATCGAGCCCGATGCGCAGGACGCCTACGACCCTGCGCCGTTCCTGAACTACGCCCGCGCCAGGCGTACGGACAAGGCGGAGCGGGACGCCATCATCGGCGACTCCGTGCACCTCTGGGACGCCGAGGCCTGCCGGGCGGCCATCGTGACGGACGACCCCGAGCTTGACTCGGTCTGGCTGTCCTTCCTCATGCCCGGAGAGACGTCATGGCGCCCGGTCAAGGACGTCAAGCATGACGAGACCAAGGGCGAGATGACTTGGCACTGGCCCTGTGGAGGCCACTGATGTGGCCTCCTGACCGCGTCATCATCGCGCCGGCCAACGAGGCCGAGAGAGAGGCCGTGAGGACCGCTCAGCGGGCTCTCATGGTGGGCGTGACCGGTTCCATGGATGACGCCACCAAGGCCGCTCTGCGGGGCGTGCAGAACCTCTTCAAGCTGCCCGACACAGGCGTACTCGACAAGCCGACGGCCGAGGCGCTGGACCGCCTGCGGCCCCCATCCCTGCGGGGGGACGAATGAGGTCAACGATTCTTCAACTGGGTACCGCCGCTCTCGTGGTCGGCGGCTTCGTCGTACTGACTCTGAAGGGGGCGGACACGTCCGCCTTCGTCGCGCTGGTGGCGCCCATCCTGGGCGCGGTCTTCGTGATCAACCACCTGGACCATCGCTCGGACAAGCAGGACGAGGCTCTGGACAAGATCACGCACCAGACCAATGGAGTGCTGACCGAGCGCATCGCGGAGGGCGTGAAGGCAGCTCTCGCGGAGCGTGATGGCCAGGACACGCCGTGAGGCGGTTGTCAGTGCCTTGGGCTACCGTCTCAGACGGTAGCAGT